TTCGCAACCATTCCATATCGTGTGGGTCTTGAATGTCTGTTGTCGGTGGATGCAGTTCAAACCACCGGTCGGCACGCAACCGACCGTCGTTGTCGCGCATCGCGTTCCAGAAATTGTTAATGCCCCAGATCTCCCACGTCTCATCGGTCCACGGTATCTGTCGCAGTGACTTGCCAGCACCAGTGATGACCACGCGACGTCGTGGTGGTGTCACGACAACACGACCATCAACGATGACGCTGACGACGTTGTGTGGACTGAGCGTGAACGGTCTGACCGGCTTACTCACCGTGCTTCTTTGCCACGATGTTTTGGAGACTCACCACGGCGTCAATCACCTTACGAGTCGCGGCCTCGACCTCATCGTCATCCAAAAGGTCTTTCGCTGTTCCCGCTTCAGCGATACCAAGCACGCTCTTCACCAGATAGACGGCGGCGTCCTGCTTATATTTGCCTTTGGTCGTGATGAACTTCTCGACCCAGTGCACCGCCTCGACGATATACGGCAACAACTTCATGCCCAGTGTGATCCATGCCATCGACGTCCTCCTTGTGTGCGGGTCAGGCTTTCGGTTTCTTCTTGCGAACGAGCGCCACGGTGCACCGACAGTTCGGATGCGCTGGTGCTTTGTTCCCGACAAACGTGCCATAGGTAAACGACTTCTCAAACGGGATCGGCGCAATTTTGCTTAGACCGCGACAGATTGAACAGATACGAAGATCAACAGTAGCGAGCCACTTCCGACTCAATGCACCGGGATCAAGCACACCCTGCTTAACACCTTCCGACCAGATCTCTTCTTGACCACCAGACTGAGCGAAGGACAACTCGGTGCGAGCGATAGTCATGGCACGCAGACGTACCTTCGCGTCTCGATAGCGCTTGATGCGTGACAGACGTTGCGCTGGCGACAGGTGTGGCATCGTCGACATCAGACGTTGACGATAGTGCCAGATGGACGTGCGTTGTTGTTTGGTCAATCCTATCTGGAGCTTCAGCAGTTCGCGTGCTTCGGCTTCGACACCCAAGCCGAGTGCCGTGGCGTCAGACACCGAGAGACGAATGGCTGCCTTGGTGTCGTCACCGACTTGTTGCACCCACGTGGCACCGTGAATCTTTGCCCAGTTGATCGCCGCAGGGTTCAACGCATTGAAGTCGAACGCTGGTGAATAGCCACCTCCCGGCAGAGGCACCGGGATGTCAACTGGTGCAATCTGTGGCACCGCGTCTTGTTTGGTCGTGCTATGACTTGAACGCTCAATAGGAATGCCAAGATCATCAGCGCTGTGTTCAGCACCGGTCCACCATGCACGCAACCAGTGAGGCTGCATCAGTGCGTTCATCTCGTCTAACCACTCGTCGAGATGCACCAACTGTTCGACCTCGACACCAGTCGTGACGTGCGCCAGTTGATCAGCACTGACACGGTCACTGAGGTCGAAGATGTGCCGACGAATCATGCGCTCGACAGCGGGTTCCTGTCGTGCCAGTTCTTGCCAGACGACTGGCAAGTCAGACACCTCTTCAGCGAGTGCACGTTGTACGACGGTGACGGCTTCGGTGTCACCCGCGTCTTTCAGCACTGCCAGATGGTCATCCCACCCGTCAGCAATCACATCACCTTCTGGTGGTGTCTCACCGGCCACGGTCGCCGGGACCGGTGCGGGTGGCACGCTTGGTGTGCGTACCGGCATCAGGTTCATCGGCATCATGTGGACCTGACCAGCGTCGTCGTCGAGCGTCTCTTGTCCTTGCAGCGTTCTCCACTCGTCAACCTTCATCGCCCACGGTGCCGCCTTCGCCGCGTCTAGCATGTGCGCTCGGTCTTCCTGCACTGGAGACACAAAGTCCAAGACCAGTCGGTCGTCGTATTCAGGGATGAGTCGTTCTTGTAGTTGCGACCGTAGGAACTCCAGTCGCGGTGTGATGACCCATCGGCTGAACAGGTAGTCAGCCGATTCAATCGTCGCTCGGTTGCTGTTGTTCAAGATGCCCAGCAGTTCAGGTGGAATGCCGAACACCTGCACGATGGTGTCGCGTTCGTGTTTCCGCAGTTCAACCAGTTGCAGTTCTTGCAGTGACTGGTTGACCTCATGCACTGCAATCTCACGACCGACAAAGAACGGCTTGAACGCACGCCAGAAGCCTTGATGTCCATCAAGCCAGCGTTCCTCTAGTCGACGCACTTGGTCTTGCTGCAACCCGATGTCGTGTGCGCCTTGCTGTTTCGGCCAGATGATCATGTCGGGTCGAGCGCGATTGAAGAACAGTTGGCGTGTGTGCTTCGCGGCATACTCGTCCGTTTCTAATTCATCAGACAGCGACCGTGCCATACCGGTGCCTCTGGTGTACGGGTTCGACGGGTCAAGGTCAGCCATCCACAAGACCTCTGTCTCTGGAATCGTGCCTTGCCATGCGCCGAAGCTGACCTCATACGACCGACTCGACGGTGTTGGTGTCGACTGTATCCAGTCAGGTGGTACAGGCCAGAACTCGACCGGTGCACCGAACGCATTGCGCTCCTTGATCCAGAACGATTCACCGACAAGGTCGAGATGGAGTTGCGTCAACTTAAACAACGACTGCCCGACCATGTACGAGTTCGCGTTGTTCAGCGCATCGAGAAGAATATGATTCTCGACTTCTGTGACCTCGTTGGTCTTGCGAAGCAATGCACGACGAGACTTGGAGTCCGCCGACCGTTGAATCGTTCGCACGTCTCGACGTTGGCCTGACGTCGGTGCATAGAGTCGCCACTGTGTCGTCGAGGCGGCGACCGATGTCGCCACTCGTTGTGCGACAGCACGCAACCACGGCATCGTCGAATAGGCCGCAAGGATGCTGGCGGTGCCGCGATACGGTGGATCGCCAGTGCTCCCTGAGAAGATGCCACCCAGCATCCCATGCGCTTGTCGTGCGCTGTCGTCAGAGAAGATCCCGGCAAACGCCTTGGCCGCAATCGACACACGAGTCCCAAGCGAGCGAGAGGTCTGCATCGTTCGACTATGGCACGTCAGGTGCAGCGTGTCCACTAGTCGATGGTGGTGTCTCTGTCGTGACACCGACCTGATACAGACTCGCCCACGACGTCAGCAAGCCAGACGCGTACGCCAGCGCAATCGCAGCCAGTGCCACGTCGTTCATCACGACCACCGCTGTCGCCAGTGCGGTCGTTGCAGCACAGTTGATGACTAGGGTTAGGTTTAGCATGATCGTCTCGTACAGCGCAGCCTAGCGAGTCTGATGACATGTTCTGGCTCACCACCGTGACGCACTGGGCGGAAACCATGCGCCATCGTGTTGTGCGACCTCTCGCACGTGTTCGCTGGAGTCTCGTTTGGTGTCTCCACCACCCCATGTCTCGATGTCGTTCGACCCGTAGATAACCAGCGCCGTCAGACCCCACACCAACGCATCGAGACGGTCAGGCGATTGTTCTCCCGGCACCCACGACGTCAACTGGTCTTCAAGGTCTGGATACAGACCGACATGTCTGACTCGACCTTGTGAGTAGAGTGCCGCGACCGGTTCGGCTCGCGTCAGCTTGCCGCGACTCGCTCTGACTGGCACATACGGCACGACGCTACTGGACCGTTCGCCTTCACGGTGCAACGCCTTCGCGCACTCCTTGACCGTGAACCCAACCATGTCGCCACCGTTGTTCACCTCGCCAACAATCTGGTCGGCTTCAAACTCGTCATAGAGTCGCACCGCTTGACGGCCCCACTCATCCGGCGTGCCGTGTCGACTGCCATCAGCCAAGACATACGCACAGCCGTCAGCCGTGGACCCAACCGCGACGACACCGGCTTCTGAACTGTCTTCAGATGCGGTCGCTGGTGGGTCAATCGCCACAACAACACGCACGAGTTCCTTCGGCGCTTCTGGTGCGCGATGTTTGTCGAGAACCGACCGCGACCACAGCGCACCGGGACGGTCGCTGATTAGTAGACCTTCAAGTTCCTGCTGGCCGAGGTATGTGCCTTCGTAACGTTTGATAAGACGTTCAAAGAACTTGCCTGACAGGTTGCTGCGATTGTCGTAGATCGACCCGTGCGTCACGTGACAGTGTGGATCGTCGACCAGTCGCTTGATGATGCCGATGGGTCGCGGTGTCGTCGTCACCACGATGCGTGGATTGTCTGGTAAACGCACCGCCATGACCAGCGTGTCCCACGTCTCTTGTGCGTGATCGTATTTCGCAAGCTCATCAATCCATGCACAGTGAAAGTTCGGACCACGCAAGTCTTCCGGTTTCTCAGAACTGAACAGTCGTGCTTCTGACCCGTTCGGCCACTTGAGTGACCGTTGACTTGGTGTGTACTCCGGTCGGAAGTCAGGCGGTGAGGTCGCAAGGATGCCAGACTCACCACCCACCATCACGTCACGACAGTCAGCAGGAATACGTCCAATGATCGCCAGCCGTTGTCCCGGTATCTGCGCTTGCTCGATGATCCACTGTGCACCGGCACGTGTCTTGCCGAAGCCACGACCGGTCATCAACAACCAGATGCCCCAGTCACCCGTCGGTGCAATCTGACTCGGTCTTGCCCAGAAGCGCCACTCATAGCGCAGCAGTGCGGCCTCGGCTGGTGTCAGCTTCTGCAGTCGACGCTTGCCGACCTGATGCGCTGCCGCTGTGACCGCCAGCGATTCATTCGGTGATGAGTCGTCGGTCGCCCGGTGCGACGACGTCGACGATCTGCGTGAGCTTGGCATTCAGACTCGCTCTGGCTTGTCGGACCTCTTCAATCGATAGTGTCCCGCTGACATTCACGTTGACGTTCTCGCCGTAGACCTCTGGACGCAAGTTCTTCAGCAGGAAGATACCCGCAATCGTGTCGCGTTTCATCGCACGTGCCATCAGTGTCGCCTCGATGACGTCGATGCCGTCTTGAAGCGCTTCTTGCCATGACACAGCAAACGTCGAGTCAACCGCACGCAGTCGATACGCTTCAGACCGAGAGACGCCAGCCTTCTGACACGCAGCACGCACGTTCGGGAGTTGTTGCAATGCCGCCAAGAACACCGGTGTCCACTCGCCAACACCCTTTGGCTTGTAGCCTTTCGGTCGTCCCGGTTTGCGCTTGGCTTTTTTTGGTATGTCCACTTATACGCCTGACTTGCTCGCCGCCGTGTCGACTTTCACAGCGGTGCTTCCTGTGTAGGCTTCCCATCGGTCAATGATGATCTGACAGTACACAGGTTCAATCTCAATACCATAGCATCGACGACCAGCCTGTTCAGCAGCGATCAACGTCGTGCCTGTGCCAGCAAACGGGTCCAGCACCGTGCGTGCACGGTCACACAAGACGGTCAACACCCACGTCGGCAGATGAGACGGCATCGTCGCAGCGTGCACGTCAGGCGAGACATTGCTGCGCTGCGGTGGACCTTCGTAAATGTTGTCTACGACTCCTCGCCACGACGAGAACGGGATGGATCTCGTGGCGTCTTTGGGTCCAAACACATACAGATGCTCGTAGCGAGGATTGAGAACGTGTGCCGCCATCGCTGGCTGTGCCACGCCCTTGTCCCACACCAGCACATCGGCCAATCGCGTCACTCTGTCTGATGCAGCCACCCACGCACACAGTTCTCGCTTGTTACCGGCCAACAGTTGCAGGTTTACGACCGCCGCTGCCGCATGAGGCATGAC